ACCTTCACCATGATACCTAGGCATCTCTTTCCAGTAAGGTGCAATGTTCTTCTTACCAGGTGTAGGAGCAAGTGTGCGTTCAACTACACCAGGACCCCAAGGATAGAATTCAATTACTTTATTTTCCATCATGACTTCTTTCCAATTTGTATAGCGCCTCAGCAGCGATGTATTTATTACCCGTCTCTTCTACTGCTTTATACATATCTTCATAGAATTTTTTATAATTTAAGTTTGCTGCTGTTTCATATGCTTCTAGCAGTTCAATACTAGGTGAACCATAGTCTCCCAATACTTTTCCAGTAAGGATGTTTTTATTTTTTAATGTCCCAGCAATTACTTTATCTCTAAAGCAAATGCCATTCTCGTCTTTCTCAAAGTAACTTTCTCTCCAAGAACTAATAACATCGCGTCCGTTAGGAGCCATCATACCCCTAGTCCATAAGACATGAAGCGGAGTGCTAAATATTCTGTAGCCACGCGTCCATGCCAACATAGCAATAGCATTTTCTTCATGGTATGCAAGTTCTGGGTCATACTTAAACTCTGTTAAAAATTTGCCAATAGTAAATAGAAATGCACCATGAATGAAGTATTGCTCTACATATCCTTTTTCATTAAAATCTGGAGAATATGCTGCTGGACTGTTCAGTGCCTCAATTCCGTATGCAAAGAATTTGAACTTGTCTTCATCCATATCAATTGCTCTAGGGTCATCTTTAGCAATTTGACCCCATGGAAGATAATCTTTATCCCAAGAAGTATCATTAGCCATTGTAAGTTTTTCACTAGTTACTTTATCCCTGTAGTAGTAAGGGACATACATAGATATGATTGGCTTCTCAGCAACTTTGCTTAACTTTTTATGTTCTTCAATTAGGAGACTATCCCAGTTAGATTTGAAGACACTATGGCCATCAATTTGGAGATAGTAATCCTCTCCATTATAAAAAGAAGCAGCCATATCTCTAGTTATACCAAGTCCTAGACCTATGGTTGCATCTTCTTTGATTACTTTAACATTTGGAAACATGCTTAAATCAGGAAAGTTTCCTTTAGGATAATGCAAAACAACACCAATAGATACTCGTTCTGGATGCTCTGCCTTATCAATAGCAGTCTGTATAGTGTCTACAATATCTTCTTCATTATATGCAGGTACACCGATAAAGATTGTTTCCATATTACCACTTCCCTAATGGGCATACTGCCTCTGGTAGTTTTGACTTTAGATTCATAAAGCAACCACACTTCTTGCACTGTCTGGTTGCCTTTATCAATTCTGGACATGTAGTACAGATAGCCATTCTAGGTTCAGATATTTCATTAGGTACATACTCGTTATGCTTGGTTAGCATATGCCAAGGACGTGTGTCCCCTAAGTTTTTCTTATATTCGTCCCATGCTGACATGATTATGCTGGATTGTGGTATTCGGTACCGTCAAATGTCCAACCAACTGTTACTTCTGACTCCAATGGAATCTCAAGTACGGTTGGATTAGATGATAGGCCAGAGGCCAATCGTGGACCTACAGCGTTTACTGCAATATCATCGTCAACTGAAAAGATTGTAAATACATCTTCTCCTGAGATTAATGCAAATTTTCTAAGTGTCATATGCTTACCTTTCGATTAGTTTTAGAATTAAATACCACAGATTCCACCAGACCAGAAACCACCACATGCAATACAACATGACTGAGTGCTAGGGTAATTACAATTACAACCTGGTGCTGCGTAATAAGTAGGTTCTGGTGCAAAGTAAGTAGGTTCTGGTGCAAAGTACGTAGGAGTAGGTGCAAAGTAAGTAGGTTCTGGTGCAAAGTACGTAGGAGTAGGTGCAAAGTAAGTAGGTTCTGGTGCGTAGTAAGTAGGAGCAAAGTATACTGGGGCTGAGTAGTACACAGGAGCCGCGTAGTAAACAGGTGGAGCGTAATAGACTGGTGCTACAGGAGTTACGGCAGAACTAGCACTAGATACATCTGAATTGACGCCATAAGGCGCAGAAGCATAAACAGTAAAAGTATAAGCAGTTCCATTGCTTAGCCCAGATACAGTAATAGGAGAGGCAGAGGAAGCCCCTGTTACCCCTCCTGGGCTAGAGGTAGCAGTAAATGTAGCCGTTCCAGTCTTTCCTTTATATGCAGAAAGAAAGGTTACTGTGGCTGCTGCGTTACCTGCAGTAGCAGATACCGATGTAGGTGTGTCTGGCTTTTTACCACCAGCATCATTAACTCCCATAATTGGCATTAGGCGCTCAAATCTCCTACAAGTACAAATGAATTCGCGGCTACACAGATGAGTGTTGCGACAGAATTCTGTGCTCGTAGTTTAAGTCCTGGAGTTCCAACTACAGTCACACCACTTCCCGATACCGTTACTTGGCCAGCGCCAAACTGCACTAGGTTAATTTCCTGACCTATTGAAAAGATTCCAGAAGGTACAGTCAATGCAATAGCAGAAGCATTAGTTAAAGTCACAACTGCATCTTGGTCTGCTGCGACTAATGTATAAGTTGTTCCAGTCTGAGCATTGACAGTACGTGTTGTCTTAGGTGATGTGATTGTTGGAGTAGTTAATACTTTATTAAGCATTGTTTCTGTGCTTGTTGGTGTTACTACGCCAGTTAGCGTGTTATTTGAAGCACTAATTGTCTTATTAGTTAGCGTCTCTGTTCCAGTTAATGTCACAGCATTTGTGATACCAGAAGTGTAGTAATCAAGGTCATTGCTGGTTAGCACGTGCTTGATTGTTGCACCGCCAGAGTGGGTGATAGCAGATGTACCAGCACGTCCACGAACAATCGTTAATGTATCAGATGAAACAGCGGTAACAAAGACAATCTCTTCGTTAACTGTGTCTGGGTCAATGGCACAAGTGAACTGGTCTATGTTGCCCACACCTAAGGTGACTCCACCAAGTAAAGATGCCGTACTTCCAGTTGCTAGAGTAACAGTTGTAGCAATGCTTGAAATGGCACTCGCTAATGTAGTCTCTACGCTGATGCTTGAATATTTGCGTGTCATTTATTTTCCTTAGTAACGAGTGTAGTGGATTCTTGTTGGGTACTTGCCTAGTAACTTACTTGCTTCTTCTTTTAAACGAGTTTGATAAAGAGCATAAACATACTTAGCAGAATTCGTGCTTGCTTGTGAGGGCATCTTAGTATCAGCATTATCTGATTCTGCTGATGTAAGGTTGATACGGCCAGCGTCAATGTAGGTTAACAACTTGCTGCATGCTCCTAAAATGATTACATCTCTTGCCGTTTCTGGGAGTCCAGTTACATCTGTAAAATCATCTGTATTGCTATCTAAAGTGTTAGGCGTTGTTGTATACCAAACCTGAACTGTTCGACCTGAATCAATTCGGTCATAGATTGAAATAGTAGTTGTTGAATCAAATGCAGCAGCATTAGCCATTCCATCTGAACGCCAGTTACGAACTGGATACCATTCTTTGGATGGACCAGTTGATTGCCATGAGACATACAAAACATCTTCTGCATCATCAGGTAGCGCATATGATGTTTGAACTGTGTTATATGTAAATGTTGTACTGGCAATAGTCCATAATTTAGGAAATACTGAATTAATAGTATCGTTAATAGCGTTCTTAATGCTAACGCGTGGGAATGTAGGTGCTAATGTTACCTGTGAGTATCTTGCATGTGGCGCAGGAGAAGTATTGCTATAACCACGACCAAATCCTGGGATAACATTGAGAGTACTTGAGTTCTTATCAAAAGAGTCAATCCAGATTAATTCGTCATCAATCTCAATAATACCTTTTGCAAGGTTTGAGGCTGAGCCAATTTGTAGGGCAGTAGTAGTGGTTGTTATGCCACTTGTATTGTTCAAATATGTAATACGGTCTTGACGCATTGTATAACCAGCAAGGTTAGACCGTACTTCATCTACCATATCTTTAAATGTTGCCATTTGCCTTCTCCTTAAAGAGATTAAGATTGTTTGTCAATCTTTCATCATTGGGGTTTATCTCTACTGCTTTTATTCCTTGTTTTACTGCTTCTTCATATAGACCTAAATTAAATGCGGCAATTGCTGCTATGTCATGAGGTCTTTCTCCCCATGATTCTGCTTCGCATAGATACTCAAGTGGTTGGACTGTAACCGTCAATGCTCTCTTTGCAGAGGCATAACATGGTTCCCAACTATTTATTCCGTAGTAGTACAACGCTAATTCAACCCATGGTTCACGTCGTTCTGGCGATTCTGCAGCAGAACGTAGCAACCAAGTTTCTTGATTACCAATATCAATTTTTGCTAAGTACCGCATAGAGGCTGAACGCTCTGGTCTCCATACTGCACGTGGCAGTGATAGGTGACGCTTAAACTCTGCAATTGCTTTTTCGTTATGACCATGAAAATACAACTCACGTGCATAGTAGAATGCATTACGGTCATCATCAGGGTCTTCACTTACTGCAAGTTCTAGTAATGGGAAGTATTGTCCGCGACTCTTTGAACTATCTGGGTGGTGATGAATCTCTAACTCAACCCAGTTCTGCACTTCATCTACTAACGCATTTAGCACTTCATGTACTGGATGCTTCCAGCGATAACCATGTCGTGCATGAATCTTATCCCCACCATAGACTAGTCCTGGTGTTCCGTCTTCATTCCATGACCAGGTGTACTGGTAGCGATGGCGTGTAGTTTGTGTTGGTGCTGCTTCTAGCGCTTCACGCCAGCCAGGTTGTAGAACTTCATCCATGTCTAGAGCAATACATACATCGATATCATCTGGTAGTGCATCAAGTGCAGCATTACGAGCATTGTCAAAGCGCCATGGCTTGATAGATATATCAACTACATTGATACCTAATGCCTTTGCTTTGCTAACGGTTTCATCATTGGAGCCAGTATCAGCAATTAACAGATAATCTGCTTCCTTTGCTGACTCATACCAACGCTCTACAAATTGTTCTTCATTTAATGCAATTGTGTAAATTGCTACTTTCATGTTTGCCCCTTTTTATTCCTTATTTTAGATAAGATTTACGTACATTCCATTCAAAGAGCAATTTATGTCTGACGATATAGTTGCACTTTGAGTAGTATCGGCACCAATTTCATAACAACTTAAAAATTTGACAAGGTATCCTGGAGCACTTGTTGATGTTTTAACACCCGCACCAGAAAAAGTAAGAACTGGCACTTGCGAATTTGCTGCTTCATTTGAAGCAGCACTAGAAAAAACACGTGTTATAAATCTACTTGCTTTTGTTGTATTTCCAGGGAATGTAAGAGAAGTTGTAGGAGAAATTGTTGCATCACGCGTTTCAACCATTCCCCAATTAGAATTTGTAGCATAATAAAGATTTGTCGAATTTGTAATAGTCCCATTTCCAACAAAATCTTTATGAGTTTGATTAGGATTTGTAAATACATATACATGAATTGCTGTCGCACTAATAGCGGTAGCATTGACTGTTATGCTTGACCCAATATCTCCTGAACGAGCAAGGCCAACAATTAACCAACACGAACTGTAGTAAGTATGAGTATTGCCTGTTTCATTGCTACTACTCCAAAAGCGAAACATCCATGGAGTCGTTGCATCTGGTGTGACAAAAGTAGCACTACCTCCAATATTACTTCCTGCAATAATAATATAATCATTAATCTGTGTCTCAGAAGGAATTGGTATTGAATACGTTGTTAAACCAGCTGCTGGTGTATGAACAATTGGACCCACCCTCAGTTGAGGTGTATTTTGTGGAGCAGGTACAGAACCAGTTATTCTCATTTTATTGCGCACAATCTCCAGCAATAAGCCAGGTGTCGGTATCTATTTTTATTGCAGTAATAATTGAATGAGCATGTCGTGTATAAAAGTAGGAGTTATTTGAAATTACAACGGCAGATACTACTGTTACGCCAGCATCGGCTCTAAACGCAATTTTTGTTCCTGGTTGCGTACTAGTAATAGCAAATTGCGTACCAATTGCAACTGGTGTTGTAGAATTTAATGGCAAAGGATAAGCATAAAGAGTACTTGCAAGAAATGCAAGCGGTGGGGAAACATTACGAAATAAAGTTCCTGTGTTTGCTGTTGTAATAGAAGTGGATACAGTTGTTGTATTTGAAACTATAACGCTTGGACTAGGCCCACGTGGACCTGTTGGTGATATACCTGTTGTTCCTGTAGGACCAGTAGGGCCTGTGACAGTAGATTCCGCACCAGTTGGCCCTGTAGGTCCCGTAGGTCCCAAGGCTGAACTAGTTGAACTTGTAAGATTCCATAATGTACCATCCCAAATCCAAGTGCGTGTACCAACGGTATAGGTTTGATTAAGCGTTGGTGTATTTGGAAAGTCAATTGGCATTGGTTACACCATCAAATCGCCAGTAATTAACCATGTGTCAGTTAATACCTTGACGCAAGTTGCAAGTGACCATTGGGTACGTAACCTAAGACCAACTCCAGATTGAAAGGTAGTTGTTCCTGGAGACGCTGCAGCAATAGTTACAATTCCAGTTGATGATGAATAAACATTAATTTGCGTACCAATCGGAAATGCTACAGAAGCATTAGTTGGAATTGTCAATGTAACTGCACTTGTACTATTCATGTTTATAAGTTGACCATTATCGGCTAGCACAAGAGTGTAAGAAGTAGTTTGCGGATTTATTACAAAAGTTGCGTTACCTGAGCCTGCTGGTCCAGTAGGACCCGCAAGGCCTGTCGAACCCGTTGGCCCTGTAGGGCCTGTTGGCCCTGTAGGTCCAGTAGGACCTGTGGGTCCTGTAGGTCCCACGGCACCTGATGATGAAGTTGCATCCCAACTAACTCCATTATATTGCCATGTACGAGAACCAAAAGTATAAGTTTGATTGAGTGTGGGTGCTGTTGGAAAGTCAATTGGCATTAGAGATATAATTCCTTCCACGTTTCGATACTGCTACCATATTCAACAATTACATCAATAAAGTCAAGTGATGCAACGCTTGACTGGGTTCCGCTTTTTGTAGCACTAAATACAACACCAAAACCAGCATTTTTTAATTGTGCCAGCGTAATATCTGTTTTAACAAATGTTTGACTGTTAACAGCATTTTGCAGGGTGGCTGTTGATAATGTGCTAATTGGCGTTCCTGATATAACAGGACGAATTGTTGTTGATGTCCAACGACCAGTTGTTGCAACAAAAGAACGAACAGTAAAGGACACATCAATTATTGTTACACCGTCTGGTATAGAAGAAAAGTTATATCCGCTAACAGTTAGGGTTCCTACAGCAGCATTAGTTGCAGTTGTATACGTTGCATATGTATTAGTATTTGTTCCTGCTGTTCCATCATAAGCATTTGTTGTATTTGCCCATGTTGTTCCAGTAGTTGCTGCACTACTTCCACGCGATGTAAATAGTGCCACTATTACACATGCCTAATAAATACAGTTAAGTCTGAACCAGCAATAGTGCTTCCAATTGCTGTTATATCAACAGTAAGGTAATCACCAGCAGCAACAGTTGCAGTTCCTGTAATTGCTTGTTCTGTTAAAGCAAAAGTAGAAACTGGAATTGTTAAAGCAGCAGCAAATGTTAAAGCCACACCATTCTTCTTAATAACAACCGTTAGGGCTGAACCAGTTGGCGCTGTATTTATAGCAAGTGATGCACCAATAATTGTTCCAGCAACAGGAAAACGATAACGAGTAACTCCAGTTGTGACAGTTGCTGTGCCTGTTCGGTTAAAAACAATTGTTTGAGATGGAGCAGGACCAGTTGCACCTGTGGGTCCTGATGCTCCTGTGGGACCTGTTACACCTAAGTATCCGCTTCCAGATGTTTCAATCCATTGAGTGGAAGTTCCATCATTGAAGTAAGTATATTCAATACCAGTATCAGAATCAAGCCAACGGTCACCAATTGCAGGAGATACAGGAGGTGTTGCTGAATAACTAAAGTTTCCACCACCTATTGAACCCGTAGGTCCTGTCGGACCTGTTGGTCCCGTTGGGCCAGTAGGCCCTGTAACGGTAGAGTTAGCACCTGTTGCACCTGTAGGCCCTGTAGGGCCTGTAACAGTAGATGCCGCACCAGTTGGTCCTGTAGGACCTGTAACTGTTGAAGCGGCCCCTGTGGCGCCTGTAGCGCCTGTAGGTCCTGTAGGACCTGTAGGACCTTCTATACCTTGCGAGCCAGTAGGACCTGTAGGTCCAATGACTCCTTGGGCTCCAGTAGGACCTGTGGGCCCTGTTGAACCAGTAAGTCCAGTAGAGCCTGTAGGACCAGTAGCCCCTTGCGCTCCTGTCGGACCAGTCGCACCTACTGAACCTGTTGGTCCAGTTGGTCCTTGGTCGCCGATATCTCCGTTACGAGCAAATGTTATAAATACGTTTGTATTATTTGGTAGGCTTGTTATAGAGCCAGTAATAAAAGCAACAGGAACATGGAAGTGTGAACCATCTTCTGTATGGCTTCCAACTATGCTGTAGTAAACAAAGTTTGCTGGAGTAACAGAATCAGATATTTTTAATGTTCCCTTAATTGAAGATGTTGAGTCATCAATTGTTTGCAGAAAGGGATAGATATTTGTTAAGTTTTTATCGTCATAATCAATATAAAGAATAGTTCCAGTATTGATAGTATTGTTAAAATTTAATGAACCATCAGCGCTTGGGGATGGGTCTGCCGTTGATGTCTTATAAATATATTCAAATGTAGCGCCACCAAAAGTTCCCTGTTCACCAGTTGCTCCCGTCGGACCAGTTGGGCCAGTTACTGTTGAGGCCGCTCCAGTAGCACCCGTTGGACCAGTCGGTCCAGTTGCTCCTGTTAAACCTGTAGGACCAGTTACAGTTGATGCTGCACCCGTAGCACCAGTAGCACCCGTAGCACCAATAGGACCTGTTGGTCCAGTTACTGTAGATTCTGCACCTATGGGTCCAGTTGGACCTGTGCTACCTGTCGGTCCTGTCGGACCAATAACGGTAGAAGCAGCACCAGTTGCGCCAGTAGGACCTGTACTTCCTTCTAAACCTGTGGCTCCTGTAGGTCCCGTGGAACCTGTAGGTCCAGTACTTCCTATTGCTCCTGTAGGTCCAGTCACTGTGCTTGCAGCACCAGTTGCTCCTGTTGCACCAGTCGCTCCTGTTGCGCCAGTAGGTCCAACGACAGTACTAGCAGCACCCGTAGGTCCTGTGGCACCTTGTAATCCAGTTGCACCAGTAAGACCAGTCGAACCAGTAGGCCCTGTTGGGCCTTGAATACCTTGTGGACCTTGGTCATTAGATAAAACAACAGTAGTTTCTGGTGTTGTAATCTGCTCAACAATTACACTGATTTCTGCAGTATCTGGACTAATATTGACAGAAATGTTATCACTGTCAATAGGTTCAATAATTACAACTGTTTCACTCATGCAGTCACCGCAGGAGTTACCACAAACTTTCCTTCAAGAATACGTGTTACTACTGTGCCTGAATTTAATACAAAGTCATATACATAGCGACCTGCTGGTAATGGAGTTGTTGTTTCTACAGGAATAGTTGTTGTTAATCTGCCGTTTAAAGCATCAATAACAATTTTTGTATTATCATTTGTAAGATACAAAGTTGTTTCATTTGAGCCAATAAATGGGCGAATAGTCATGGTTGCAGAGTAATCACTTAAATTCCATGGTGTATCACCAGTTTTAATTGTGAACTGAAACACAAATGTAGTACCTTGTTCGCAGACTAAATTATGTTTAGCACTCATATTCTTTACCTATTCCCTTTTTATTGTTTTTAAATTACTTAGACTTCTTTGCTGACAAACGCTTGTTGTACTCAGCAACTGATATACCCATACGCTTTGCGTTAGTTGCTGCAACTGATGTTGTAGTTGCACGATTGCCTACACCTTTGCCTGTTGCAATAGCACTAATCTGCTCACCAATACTTGGCTTTCCAGGAACTGATTTGCGTCCTGCAGCACCTGTCTTTGGAAGACCTGAGACATATTTCTGGCTCTTGTTTCCATAAGGGCTTAACTTATTAAAAGCGGCTGTTGCTGGATTAGATGTGGTGTTAGCCTTTGGTTTAGCAGCAACTGTTGCTTTGCTAGCAACTGGCTTTGTTGTTGCACGAGCAGCATCTGCTGATTTTGCTGCTGGCTTAGATGAACTTGCACCTGTTGCTGATACACGACTTGCGCCATACATGCGCTTCAATCCTTCGCGCATTTCAGGAGATGCAGAACTAGCACCCTTAAGTGCCTTAGTCATTCCCATTGCTTTAATCTTATCAATTGTAGCCTGTGATACTTTAATTGCCATTACCATTTCACCTTGTCTGCCCAATATGCGGCACTCATTTTTCCCTTGGATATATTGCTTGCATGTCTTGCTTTGAAGGACTTACGACGTGCTGCATAGGATGCAGATTCTCCTGCTTTTTTAGGTGAGCCAGAAACGCCTTGTTGTCCAAAACGTATGGTTTTAACTTGGCTACCTACCTTAGCCACAACTACGTGTGACTTAGTAGGGTGGCTTGGAGTGGCCTTAGGCTTATTAAAGCCTGCTACTCCAGCCCGTGTTAGTCGTGAGTCTTTCACTTTTTACTTCTTCCAGCCCTCTGTAATACTTGGTAGAGGATTCTTAGACTTTTTATATAATCCTGGATGCTTCTTATCAATTGCTGCTTTTTGTTTCTTTAGGTCAGCGCCAGAGTTAGCAGACTTGATTTGACGTTGCAGTTCCTTAACAGCATCTGCTGTTGAAGTACCTTTGCCATATTTGTTAGCCATGATTACTTCTTACCCATCTTCTTAGCAGCCTTCTTAACAGTTTTCTTCTTGCCATATTCCATCATACGCATGGCAGGGCCTTCCATCTTTTCATGCTTCTTCATAGCCTTCTTAGATGTGTACTTTTCGTTTTTCATTGACATTAAACTAGCCCTACTTCCTTTAGTTTAGATACTGTGTTGTTTTTGATTAGGTTTGTGTTGGGCATGGTATTCGCATCGTATGCACTTCCTAGAGCCTCGGATGCTCTACGCGCTTCTTGAATCTTTGCCATGCTTGTTCCTGCTGGTTGAATCCCGTCGGCACGTGCTTGTCGATAGGCGTCCAACTCTCCGTCCCATGTTTTGTTGGTCATTGACTTTTGTGATGACGCATCCCCTGGACTTAATTGCAGTCCTAGAACCTTGCATCCAAAGCAACCCTCAACATCTTCTGGGTGGTCTTTTCTATGTCTCATATTGTCTCCACTGTGTAACCTGCTGCCTCTAGGGCTGCCTTTTCTGTTGCATCCACTATGTAGGAGTAACCTCCAATATAAGCAATTTCTGAATCCTCAACTTCTTCACTTGAGGGATAACGAACTTCATAATAAAGTCCGTCTACCTTGAGCACTGAGATGCCCCTTACAAGGCGGAAACGGCTGAATAGACGCCCTTCACCTGCTGGACCCTCACTTATGGTCGGGGTTGTGAATCTGTAAGCCATTTTGCCTCCTAGTAGTTTTACTGATGAGCAGGGACCGAAGCCCCTGCCCACCCGTCTAACTGCTTGACTAAGCCTGTGGACGTCCTGATGAGGATGTCTCAATGCGGTACAATGCTTCTTGACGGTATACGGACCAGTTAAGGATACCGTGCCAGCCGACTGGACGGAAACGGTTCAACTTGTCTACTACGTTACCGAACTCAATCTTAGGTTCCTTCCATACAGCCTCTGCAAGAGCCTGTGCGCCAAGAACATAAGTCTTGTAAACACGAGTCTGAGTTCCGCCTGAGCCTGAACCTGACTGTGTGTTTGTCATGTTAGGTGTCTCGATGAAACGAACACCTTCCCATGTACCAATTTCACCAGCGTAGTTACGTGATGGGTCTACGTAATCTGTTGGTGTACGCCATACGTTGTTTCCAGTTTCTGTGCGGAGGTCCGCAGATACTTCTGGGTGTAGGTATGAAACGAACATTCCGCCTGACTTTGGCACAACGTTGTTTGCGCGCATCTTTGTTACTGCGTAACGAATGTCACGAGACTTCAAGAAGTCTGTTGCTGTAACTGCTGTAATTGCTGCAGATGTTGAAAGCGCTGCGCCAGCCTCACGGATGACGTTTGTTCCTGCATCTAGAATAGCAGCAACACCCTTGTCAAGTGTCTGTGCCATGTTGAATGCAACTGCGTTAGCAATCCATGGGTCAACATCTGTAAGTGACATTAGTGACAACTTGCGAGTTGGAAGCACTACGCGACCAAGTTCTAGTTGTGTAACATCTAGAGTTGTTGTTGCTGGAATTGCTACTGCATCTGGGTCAACTGTCTCTGCGAGAGTTGCGCCAGCGATTGTTGTATCCGCAATATCATTGAAGAATTGGAAGCGGATTGATGAACCATCGTGTGTTGGGTTTCCGACCTTCTTGTCCGCAATTGCACGGAACTGAGGTGTATTACGCAAGTTGAGTTCAACCAACTTGTCATAAGCCATCGTTACTAGATTGGAACCAACACCAGAGGTTGAGGTTGAAAAGACATCTGCCATTTGGAGATATCTCCCTTCTGGTTAGTGTGCGGTTTTTTACTGACCGCTGAGAATGGATAAGATTTCTTCTTCTGAGCCTGCATTCGCAATGCGATTAGCAAAGTCATCAGAAGCAGCAGGTGTTTCAGCACCAGTTAGCACAGAATCCATTTTCTGCATAGCAGCAATATCATTTTGATTAACTGCTGGCTTAGGAACAGGTGTGTAACCAAATACATCACCATTGTTTTCTAGCCAGTGACTAATAGCATCTTCAGATGCCTCGATATCAGATGGAATAAACTGTGCAATCTTTAGATTGACACCTTTGGATGAAAGTACATCCTTTAAAATCCGCTCTTTTTGGGACTTGGTGAGTTCACCGAATGAAGTCTCAAGTTCCTTGTTTTTGCGTTGTTCGGCTTTTAATGCCTTACGTAGTTTTTTAACAAGGTCTGTATCCGATTCAAATGCACCTGTAGGTGTATCATCTTCGTCTTCATCATCCCAGTAGTTGTCGCGGTTATCGCTCATAGCGATTTCTCCCTTTGTTAGTAGTATTCGCACACCTCAATATCAGACGGGGTATCTATATTGGCTTGTACTCTCGGTCTTGTACGCCTCCTGGGGCCGATAGGTCCAGGTAGGGATTCTTTAGATTAACCCAGCAGTAGATGACTTTCGACCAGCCATCATTCCTGATGAGCCTTGGAAAGCACGAGTTTCAAGTTCTGTATATTTCTTACGTCGCTCAGATGCAGTTCCTTGGAATTCTTCTGAAAGAAGTTCTTTCTGGATACCTTCTGTTAAGGCAGCGTTGGACTCAACAGTGCCACCAGCCTTATCATAAATCTGAGCAAATTTTGTAGTCGGTCTAATCTCTTGAGAAATGTTCTCGAAACCAGTTGCAGCAAGTTGCGAAATCTGTGCTTCGCTGTAACCCTTAGCAGCAAGAGATGCTGTGAGTTGCTTAAACCCTGAGAGTTGTTCTACAGATGTTGAGACACCAGACTTAGCACGACGAAGTGCTTCTGCTGTGAAGACACCAGTCTGGATGTTAAGTTCTAACTGCTCTTTACCAACTTTAGGGTCAAGATAGAAATCCTTTAGGTCAGCAGCAGATGAGATATAACCTTGTTTAATAAGGGCATCAACCTGGAATGGGTCAGCCTCGTATGCGCGAAGTTCTGCCATGGCAGCACGTCTAGCCATATCATTTACAGTAATATCATTCTTAAAGTATAGTTTAAGGTTTTCTTGTGAAAGATACTTTGAACTAAGTTTGTACTTATCAACTACACCCTTCATACCTTCAACAGTATTAAAGAGTTCATTAGCAGACTTAGGAACGACAAGACCTTCGTTCAAATAACCATACTCTGTGTAAAATGGAGATGCAATCTTTGAACCATTTTTAAGAGTGTACTCTTTGCTATTGAGGAAAATTTCTGTAGCATTGTCATAATCAAGACCTTCTTTAAGAAGACTATTAAGAAATGCTGTAGATGAATCAAGGATTGCTGATGTAAAACCTAAGCCACGAAGTGCTGCTTTAAGAACATCAATATTAGTTGTCGGAGCACCTGATGCAATTGTTGATGAATTGGTAACTATTGGATTTCCATTGGCATCAAAATTTCCGCCACCGCCACCGCC